GCCCTCCGCCCTGCCTTTTTCATCCCGGTCAATCCCCTTTTTGTGTGTCACTCCTGCCTGTTTTGTGTGTCACCCCTGCCCGATCCCTGCCCGGTCTCTGAATAGGCCAAAATCCCGGGGTTATGATGGTCGCACGCTAAGGCCACCCAAATACCCGGGGAAAACCGAATGGCGCTAAAAACCACCCTCGAACAACTCGAAGCCGTCCAGACCGCCATCACGGAGGTCGAGGGCGGGCAGGCCGTCACCTGGGGCGGCAAGATTATCACCCGCGCCGATCTGCGCGTGCTCTACGCCCGCGAGGAGCGCCTGCTGGAGCGATACCGCCGCGAGCAGGGCACCGGCGGTCCGGTGCGCACCACCGTGGTGATGGGGTGACGCCATGCTGAACCGCGACGGCTTCGAGGCCGCTGTCCACTATCTTTCCGGCGCCATGCGCGATCTTCACGCGCGCGGCTGGCGCCCGCCGCGCCTGGTGGGCCCCGACGGGCGCCCCATCACCGCCTCGTCCGATCACGCCTACAGCCGCAAGGCGGCCAGCACCGCCGGCGACATGCGCACCTGGCGCCCGCGGCCGCTCTACGGCGCCGAGGCCGAGACCCACGAGCGCGAGATGATCACGGCGCGGGCCATCGACCTGGTGCAGAGCGATCCACACGCCGCCGGGGTGGTGGACGCCTACGCCGTGACGGTGATCGGCGCCGGGCTGGTGCCCATGCCGAGCATCGACCGCGACGCCATCGGCATGGACAAGGACGCGGCGCGCGCCATCCAGAGCCAGCAGCGGGCCGTGTGGCGCGACTGGTGGCCCACCGCCGACGCGGCCGGCTCCCTGGGCGGGTTCTACGGCGTGCAGCACCTGTGGATGCGCAGCCTGATCCAGTTCGGCGAATCGTTCACCCTGCTGCCGATGCTCGATGACCCGGAGCGGTCCTATTCCCTGGCCTGCCAGGTGATTCACCCCTTGCGCGTCAAGACCCCGGTGGACCTGGCGTCCGCCGGCAGGATCCAGGACGGCATCGAGCTGGACCGCTACGGCGCCCCGGTGGCCGTCTGGATCAAGCACGCCGCCAACGGATCGATCCTGCCGGACACCTCCAAGCATTTTGAGCGCGTGGCGATCCGCGCCGGGCACCGCTGGCGGGTGCTGCACGATTTTGTGCCGGATCAGCCCGGGTGCGTGCGCGGGGTGAGCAAGTTCGCCCCCGCCATGAAGTATTTCCGGCGCTTCGATCAGTACCTCGACGCCGAGCTGGCCGCCGCCGTGGTGACCGCCGCCGTGGCGCTGTTCATCCGGGTCAGCGCCGGCACCGACCCCTACGATGTCGCTAAAAACTCGGTCTGGCGCACCGAGGAGGCGACCGACGACAACGCCGCCGAAAAAAAGCGCCACTATGAGTACTGGGAGCCGGGGCAGGTGATGTACGGCAACTCCGGCGAGGAGCCCACCACCATCTCGGCCAACCGTCCCGGCGACGCCTTCGATCCGTTCACCAAACGCATTTTGAAGGCCATGGCCGTCTCCGTGGGCCTGCCCTATACGGTGGCCTTCAAGGACGTGGACAGGGTCAGCTTCGCCGGGTTCCGCTCGGCGATGCTGGAGGCCTGGCGCACCTACATGTTTCACCGCAACCGCATCGCGCGCGGTCCCTGCCAGGCGATCTACACGATGTTGATGGAGGAGGCCTATCTGCGCGGCGCCCTGACCGGGGTCGATCCCTTCTACCCGCGCATCAACTCGCTTTGCGCCTGCGACTGGGTCGGACCGCCCAAGGGCGACATCGAGCCGTTCAAGGCGGCCCAGGCCGACGTGGCCGAGATTGGCGCGAGCCTCAACAGCCGCCAGCGCGCCGCCGCCGAGCGGGGCCGCAACTGGTGGAACCTGATCGACGACCTGGACGAGGAGCGCGAGGAGATGGACGCGCGCGGGCTGGTGGCAGAGACGCCGGCGGCGGATCCGGGCGAGGGCGAGGGGCAGGCCCAGGGCGAGCCCTCCGGCGACCTTTCGGCGCGCCTCACCGCCGGCCTGGAAGGCCAGACGGTGGAGGCCATCATGAAGAAAATCGAGGCCCTGCTGGGAAAATGGGCCGAGGAAGACGGAGGCGACACCCCATGACCTGGTACAAGATCAGCGCCAAGGCCGGCGCCAAGCGGGCCAAGATCAACATCCATTCCGAAATCGCGCGCCCCTGGTTCGACGGCGAGGACGTGGTGGGCGCGCGGCGCTTCATCGCCGACCTGGACGCCCTGGATGTCGAGGACATCGACCTGCACATCAACAGCCCTGGGGGCGAGGTGTTCGAGGGGCTGGCGATCTACAACGCCCTGAAAGACCATCCGGCGCGGGTCCACGTCCAGGTGGACGGCGTGGCGGCGAGCATCGCCTCGGTGGTCGCCATGGCCGGCGACGACATCGTCATGCCCAAGACCGCCATGATGATGATCCACGACCCCTACGGCTTCGCCGCCGGCACCGCCGCCGACATGCAGAGCATGGCCGCCACCCTGGAAAAGGTCAAAGGAACGCTGGTGGCGGCCTACGCCGAGCGCGCCCGCGCCGACGAGGAGCGCATCGTCAAGATGATGTCCGAAGAGACCTGGCTCACCGCCGAGGAGGCCGTCGCGCTGGGGCTGGCCGACGAGGTGCTGCCAGCGGCCCGCTCCGCCAAGGCATACATGCCGGCGCACTTCTGGAACAGCTACCGCAACATCCCCAACAAATTCAAACCGGCCGCCAACCGGCAGCCCGACAACCCAGACCCGGCGGACGACGCCGGGCCAGACACAAAGGAGTGTGAAATGGAATTTAAGGAATTGTCTATTGACCTACTGGTCCAGAACCGCTCCGACCTGGTCGCCAAGATCGAGGACACGGCGCGCGGAGCGGCCGTTGAAAACATCCTGGCGCTGGCCGAGGTCCACTTCGGCGCGGAGGCCGGAGAGAGCTTCCGCAAGATCGTGGCCGCCGGGGTGAGCGCCTCGGGCTATGCCGCCATCAAGGCCGCCCAGCCGCCTCCCGCCCCGGAAAACTCAGCGGAAAAGCTCGCCATGTTGGCCGCCATCCAGGCCGCCGGGGCGCCGGGCGTGGGCGCCGACCTGCCGCCCGCCGGCGGCGACAAGCCGTTCGAGGTGCTGGTGGCCGAGCACATGGCCGCCAACCCCAAGGCGAAAAAATCCGCCGCCATGCAGGCCGTGCAGCAGGCTCACCCCGCGGCCTATGACGCCTGGCTGGCCGGCAAACAGAGGAAATGAAAGGGCTGAGGGCTGAGGGCTGAAACCTGAGTGAAAACGATCCCAACGCTCTCAACGATCCCAACGATCCCAACGATCCAAACGATCCAAACGATCCCAACGATCCCAACGATCTCAAACGATCCCAACGCTCTCAACGATAAGGAGAACGACAATGAGCTACAACGACAGCGGCATCGCAACCTTCAAGGCCGGCGTCGCGCTGGAAGCCAGACGGCGCGTCAAGATCGAGTCCGGCACCCTCACCGACCCGCCCGAAATCGAATACGCCGGCGCGGGCGAGGATTACATCGGCGTAACCGAGTACGCCGTCGCCGACGGCGACATGGTGGCGGTCAAAATGTGCAACGCCCCGGGCGTTTTCGAGGTCGAGTGCCTCGTGGACAGCGCGATTGCCCGCGGCTGCGTGCTTTACGGCGCCGCCAACGGGCGCATGAGCGACGCCGCCAGCGGCAGCGCCCAGGGCATCGCCCTGGAAGTGGGCGTCGATTACAAGCACATCCGGGTCGCCATGTGGAACGTCAAGAGCACCACGGCGGCCACGGTCACCATTGACGACTCGGGAGAGTTCACGACCGCCGGCAACGTCGAGACGGCCCTGGCCGAGATCTACCAGCACATCTACACCGCCAAGGGGATCATCGACATCCCGATGCCGGTGATCGAGGCCGACGGCACGGCCCTGGCGGTGTTCAGCAACGGCGACAGCGCGACCCCCGGCTACAGCGCGACCGCCGAGGCCATGGGCATCCGCTGGAACAACCACGCCGAGCCCGACCCGGTCGCCACCGCCGTCATGGTGCCGCCCGACATGGATGTCACCGCCAACGCGGTGCTGCACATCCTGGCGGCCAAGGTGGGCGCCACGGTGGGCGATGCCACCAAGTTCACCGTCGGGGCCTTCAACAACGACGTGGCGGCCCTGTTCGATGCGGACGACGATTTCGGCGGCGACACGTCCGCCATGACCGGCGACGCCACCTCCAAGACGGTGCAGGAGGTGACCCTGACCCTGGCCACCGCCAACCTGACCGCCTACCCGGCGGCGATCCAGCTCACCATCCAGCCCAAGGACGGCACGCTGGGCACCGACGACGTGATCCTGCTCAAGAGCTGGATCGAATACCAGCGCAAGGTGCTGACCGCCTGATCGCCCGGGCGGGGGTAAACCCCGCCCCTTGAGTCGCCCCGAAAAATGTAGGGGCGGGGGTCGACCCCGCCCGCCGCAAAGAAAGGAATCAAACGCCATGAGACCCAACACCAGCGCAGCCGTTTACCGGCCCGACCTCGGCCAGGTGGTCATGGAATACGCCGAAGACGCCTCCATGCAGCCCATCGGGCTCCAGGTCATGCCGCTTTTCCCCACCGCCAAGCAGGCGGCCAGCTTCCCCGTGATCCCCAAGGAAGCCCTGCTCAAGCTGCCCGACACCTCGCGCGCGCCGCGAGGCGGCTACAACCGGGGCGACTGGGAGTACGAGCGCGGCCTGTTCGCCACCGAGGAGTTTGGCTGGGAGGAGCCTATCGACGATGCCGAGCGCGCCCTGATCGAGGGCGAGTCCCCGGGCATCGCGGACGTGATCGCCACGCGCCGCGCCTGGAACCACATCATGCGGGCCCAGGAAAAGCGAATCGCCGACATGGTCTTTAACGCCACCACGTTTACCAGCGTTACGGCCGGCGTCACCAACGAATGGGACGACGCGGACAACGCCACGCCCATCGAGGATGTCAACGACGCCGTGGAGACCGTTCGCAACAACTGCGGCATGACGCCCAACGTGCTGATCATCGGCTGGAAGACGTTCCAGAACCTCAAGAACTGCGACCAGATCGTCGACCGGCTCAAGTACACCTTCCCGGGCATCGATTTGAACCGCATGAACAGCGAGCAGCTCGCGGCCGTGTTCAACCTGCCCCGGGTGCTGGTGGGCGGCGCGGTGTACGACAGCGCCGGCAGGGGCATCGACACCACCATCGCCAACGTCTGGGACCCCGAGTACGCCATGCTGACCCGCGTGGCGACGGGGCGCGACATCACCGAGCCGTGCATCGGCCGCACCTTCCTTTGGACCGAGGACTCGCCGAGCAACCCCATCGTGGAGAGCTACCGCGAGGACAAGGTGCGCAGCGACATCCTGCGCGTGCGCCACCACGTGGACGAGTGCCTGATCTGCAGCAAGAACAGTAGCGGATCGGTGGTCAGCAACATCGCCGTGGCCTGCTCGTACCTGCTTTCCAACATCTACACCACCACCTGAGGCTGAGACCGGAGCGCGACCATGACCGCTGAAACCGTTTTCGCCGCCGCCATGGCGGCCATCGCCGAGGGGATAGGCCACCCGGCGACCTATACACCGGCCGGCGGGCAAGCGGTCACGCTCCGCGTCAATTTGGAGGTCGAGGTCGAGCCCCAGCCGGACGGCTACGGCGGCGGGGCCTGGACCCAGATCACGACCATCGAGGGGCTCATTTCCGGTTTCGGCCGGGAGCCGGACATCGGAGACACCGTCGCCATCGGCGCCGTGACCTACACGGTCAAGCGCGTCCTGGAAAATGACGGGCTCTGGGTGAAAGTGGCGGTGAAGTGATGGCGGAGTTCAAGCTGTCGGAAACCGATCTGTTGGCGACCCACGCGATGCTCCTGGGCATCAAGGACGGTACGCTCAAGGTGCAGGTCGCGGCCATCAACAAGACCCTTGACGGGGTGCGCACCGACGCTGTGCAGGAGGTCTACGACGACCTGAATCTGACCAAGACGCGCATTCGCAAGGATTTCACCATCAATCGCTCCAGCGCGGCCTTCCCCACGGGGCGCATTTTCGCGCGCGGCAAGCCGGTCGGGCTGATCAGTTTCAGCGGCACCCGCCAGGTCAAGAAAGGCGTTTCGGTGATGGTCAAGCGCGCCGGCGCGCGCTCGGTCGTCAAGAGCGCCTTTATCCAGACGGCCAAGAATGCGCGGAACGTCTTTCGCCGGGCCCTGGTCAGCGCCGGCCCGCCGCTGGTGCGCGTGTCGCGCTATCCCATCGAGCGCGAGACCGGCCCGCGCATCGAGGACATTCTGGGAAGAGACGCGGTGCTCGCCCGGGTGCGGCAAAAGGCCGGCGAGCGCCTGATCAAGAATATCGACTACGAGGCGTCGCGCCTGCTGGCGACCCTCTGACGGGATTCTATGACCGACACCATCCGCGAGCGCATCATCACCGCCATCGTCACCGGGCTTTCGGCCGTGCGGACCGCGGCGGGCTACGCCACGGATATCGGCGCGGCGGTCTACCGGGCCCGCACGGCCCTGGACCCGGACGACGCTCCGCTGTGCAACGTCTTTGCCGGGCGCGACCAGGCGACCCAGGACCGCTACGGGCGCACGCGCATCACCCTGCCCGTCACCGTGGAGGCCGCCGCCGCGTTTGCCGACGATGCCCCGTACACCGTCGAGGAGCGGCTCCTGGGCGACTTGATCGAGGGCATGACGGCCACCACCTGGACGCTGGCCTTTGCCGCCGGGTCCCGCGAGATCGAGGTGGGCGACACCGTCACCGGCGCCACCTCCAAGGCGACAGCCTACGTCGCCGGCGTCGCCGTCTCCACCGGCTCCTGGGCAGGCGGCGACGCCGCCGGCACCTTGACCCTGCGGCGGCTGACCGGGGCTTTTGCCGCCGAGAGTTTGAAGGTCGGCGCCTTGGTCCACGCCGCCACCAGCGGCGCCGTGACCGGGCAGAGCGCCGCCGCGCGCATGACCGCCGGCCTGGCCGAGGCCATCACCTACACCGAGGGCGGGGCGGTCAGCCGCGCCAACCTCGACGCCACGCTGACCGGCGTTTCGGCCGAGTTCGGCGTCGTTTACTCGACCGTCGCCGGCAACCCCTACGGACAGACGGCGTAATCTGCGGGCGAGGGGCTCGCCCCGCTTTTAACCTGTAGGGGAGGGGGTCAATCCCCTCCCGCAAAGGAGGCACCAAAAATGGCTGATCCCAAGCTCGAATACGAGGCCGGACAAACCGCCACCACGATGACGGCCCTTACCGATTCCGGCGACCACCTGAAATTCAATTCCGCCGCCGAGCTGTGGTCCAACCGCAGCGGCTACGCCGCCAGCGTCAAGCCCAACGGGGTGCTGACCGGCCTCGCGGCAGCCGTGGCGGCCAGCGGAACGAGCAACTACGTGGACACCAGCGCCGGCACCTGCAATCTGCAAGGGGTCGAAACGTCGGTCAGCGCATCGACGGACAACGACTGCCCGCGCGCCGACGCGACCTACGTGGTGCTGAATTTCGCGTCCGGCGGGTACACCAACTGCGTGGCCAGCGACATCGGCAAGGCCGTTGTTGACAACCCCACGGGCGACTCGGGAACACTGATCGCTTACAACAACGTCACGCGCCAATGGATCGTCGATCAGGACGACTCCGGCGACGTGTTCGACGACGACGACGCCACCGTCAGCATTACCGAGGGCACCGGCGCGGGCACGATGAACGCCGTGGGCGCGGTCGCGAGTCACAAGATCTGCTCGATCACGGTCAACAGCGCCGGGTCCATCGCCGTTGTCGAGGGCACCGAGGGGTCGGCATTCTCCGCGACCCGCGGGGCCATCGGCGGTCCGCCCTGGATTCCGACCACCAGCATCGAAATCGCCCAGGTCCGCTACACCTCCGGCAGCGCCGCCGCCGTTGCCGCGGCCGAAATCTACCAGGTGCCCGGCACCCACCGCGAGATGGCGCTTTTCCCGACCTGGGAAGAAGAGCGCATCCGCGTCACCGACGGCGCCATCGGCTATGCCGGGCCGACCTTCGCCAGCGCCCTGGACACGATCCACTCGGACAACGGCGGCACAGCCACGGCCGCCAAGAAGGTCTACGCGAGCTACTACACGCCGAGTTTTGCGCAGATCGCCAAGGTGTCGGACTTCGTGCGCCCGGCCAATTCCTATTCGGTCTCTTCGACCGGATATTACGGCGGGGCCATCGGCAAGCGCTCGACCAATATCGGGCAGGGATCGTTCAAGGCGCACACCTCGACCCTCAACGAGGGCTTCATGGCCTACGAGGGGGACGACCTGTGGTTCCGCTTCAAAAACGACCGCCTGCTGACCCTGCCATGCGTCTATTGCCAGGGCACCCTGGGGATCGCCGAGACCTTCGCGGTGGACGGCTCCATCGAGGTCAGCGCGACGATCAGCGCCGAGAGCGCCGGCGAGCGGGTCCTGTCCTAACGCCAAGGAGGCCGCATGTTCGACCTGGAGAAATTCAGAGCGGCCAAGCTGAGGCCCCGGACCGCGGATGTGGCGGTGCCGGGGCTGAAAGCATGGTTTGACGACGGCGTCGAGGCGCCCGCGTGGACCGTGCGCGGCTTGACCGGCCAGGAGCTGGGACAGGCGCGCGCCGCCGTGGCGGCGAGAAAGGACCTTGCCGCCCTGGTGGACGGGATCCTGGGCGGCGCCGGCGCCGAGAAGGCCGACGCGGTGCGCAAGCTGTTCGACCTGGGCGAGGAGGTGCCGCCCGACGTGGCGCTGCGGATCCACCTGCTGCGGCTCGGATCGGTGGCGCCGGCGTGCACGGAGGACGACGCGGTGCGGGTCTGCACGTGCTTTCCGATCGAGTTCGCCCAGCTCACCCAGAAGATCCTGGAGTTGACCGGCGCCGGGCACGAGCCGGGAAAAGCCGGCGCCTCTGGCGAGACCCGGGCGTCAGAGGCGCCCTGAGCCTGTGCTTCCGGGCCAATCGCTTCCTTTACGAGACCCGCCCGGACCTGTTCCCCGCCGGGTTTTTGACAGACACGGAGCTGGAGCTGTGGGCGCGGTTTTTCGACAGCCTTCCTAAGAAAAAGGGCGGAGGCATGAGACCTGAAACCTGAGTGAAAAAGAAAGGGCTGAGGGCTGAAACCTGAAACCTGAGTGAAAAAGAAAGGGCGGAGGGGTGAGACCTGAAACCGGAGTGAAAGGGCTGAGGGCTGAAACCTGAAACCTGAAACCGCGCCGGCGGCGTAAACACCTTCAACGGACCCCACCATGGCCGACCTCGAAAAAACAATCCAGATCATCTTCGGCGGCGAGGATCGCGTCTCTCCGGTGGTCGGAAAGATCACTGGCACCATCGACGCGATGGACACGGGCATCCAGAAGCTGGCGGATCCGTTCGCCAAGCTGGCCGACGGGGTGATCGCCGCCGATGCGGCGCTTGCGGCCCTGGCGGCTGGCGGGCTGGCCTACGCCTACACCAAGTCGATGCAGTTCGAGGGCGCCCTGATCGAGCTGGAAAAGGTCCTGGGCGAGGGCGAGATGGCGAGCCTTGCCGCGGCCCGCGAGGCGGCCATCGCGCTGTCCGAGACCTACGGGGAGAGCGCCACCGACATTCTCGCCTCCACGGCCAATTTCAAGCAGGCCGGATTCGACATCAATGCCGCCCTGACCCTGACCAAAAACGCCATGGACATGGTGATCGCCGGCGGCGTCGAATCCGCCGAGGCCTCCGGGCTGCTGGTGGCGGCGCTCAAGGGCTTCAAGGAGCCGGCCAGCGAGGCCGCGCGCCTGGTCGATATCCTAAACGAGGTCTCCAACCGCTACGCCACCGACGTGCAGCAGCTCGCCACCGGGATGGCGGCCCTGTCGCCCATCGCCAGCCAGTTCGGCTTCTCGATGGAGGAGACCGCCGGCATTTTGACGCCGGTGATCGAGGTCTTCCGCTCCGGCGACGAGGCCGCCACGGCCCTAAAGACGGGCCTTTTGAAGCTGGTGGACGACTCGGTGCCGGTACGGACCGCCCTGGCCTCCATCGGCGTCAGCCAGACCGACGCCAACGGCGCGCTGCGCTCGGGCAAGGATATCCTTTACGACGTGTCGGCCGCCTTTTCGACGCTGGACCAGAACCAGAAGCTGTTCGTCACTCAGCAGCTTGTGGGCATCAACCAGTCGTCGCGCATGGTCGAGGTCTTCGACGGGCTGGCAAAGACCACGGAGGTCACCGCCGCGGCCATGGAGGCCGGAGGGTCCGCGGCTGCCGAGGTGGCCAAGCGCCTGGCGTCGGCCGAGGTGCAGGTGGGGATCTTCAAGACCAGCATGGAGAATCTCGCCACGGTGGTCGGTGATCAGTTCCGCGTGGCGGCCACCCGCGCGCTTGAGG